ACTTCTTTCGGGGGCGTAAGTCCCCAAATTAATCAAAATACATCCGCTTTAGTAGAAGATGAACCCGTAAAAGTTTCTTCGATGCCTAAACTATCTAAATTAGATTACGAAATTATCAATAATAATTATCAAGAAGTTACTTTAGGTTCAGTTATAAAAGAAGAAAAGTTAAATATCTCCACTCCCAGAAGAAGGCATATAAGCAAAACTGGCGATGCAGTTAAAGACTGTATTGAACAATGCAAGCCTGCTCGAGGAACAAAGGATATTGACGAATAAAAAGAAAAAATTAACATACGAAGAGTGCCACGAAACCATTATCGAAGAAATTTCGAAGCGAAGGCATAAATGGTTTTTAACCTCGATATCATGGATGGATTTTGATGATGTTATACAAATTATATCGTCGCATGTTTATGTCAAGTGGGATAAATTTGATCAATCTAAACCTTTGAAGCCTTGGCTTAACAAGACAATCTCGAATCAATTAAAAAACATATTAAGAAATAATTATTCTAATTTTGTAAGGCCTTGCATGAGTTGTCCATTTAATTTATCTGGCTCTGGAGGTGATGATGGGGCTTGTTCTTTTACTAAGTCTGGAGCCCAGGATTCATCGTGCCCTCTATTCGAAAAATGGGAAAAAACAAAAAAAAGTGCTTACGATATAAAACTGCCATTATCAATTGATTCTGACGAAGCTCAATACAAAGAGTTAAAAGATGTACATACTGAAATTCATACTCCAGAACAAAGACTTCATGCAGAAATGAAAAAGGCCCTCCCAGAGAGACAATATATGATTTACGAAATGTTGTTTATTGAACACAAATCTGAAGAAGAAGTTGCAAAAAAAATGGGGTATAAGACTTCAGAAACAGGGAGAAAGGCGGGTTACAAGCAAATTAAAAACTTGAAAAAACAATTCAAAGAAAGAGCAAAAATAATTATATCTACAAAAGACATTTTTATTTAATTATGAAAAAGCAAAAATTAACTTCAGAGCAAAAAGAATTTATTGAAAAAAATAAAGACAAAATTACAGATTTGGGAGAAATGACTAGGGCGGTTTTTATGAGCGAAAGTTTAGACGGAAGAACGATCGAAGGTAGATTAGTTAGGGAATATCTAATAGAGATTGGTCAAAGTTTTGACACAACCAAAGCTCAACCAGCAAAAGAAGTTATTCTCTCTGAAGAGCAAAAAAGTTTTATTATGGGTTATGCGCGAGATGGAATGAATGCATTTCAAATCACTAAGATTATTTTTCCCGATTCAATTATTACACCCCTCAGCAAAGAAACTTTGGTGATTACAGATTTTATAAGAGATGAAGTTCCAGAAGGTATCGCTGAAGAAGATTCTGCCAGAGGGATACAGTATGAGCCCCCCTGCACAGTTGTTTCTGCAATTAAAAAAATAAATAAAGTTGCTGGAAAGTCTTTAAAGGTTGAAAAGTTGACTCGACAGGAGAAATTGTGCGCAGAAAACTTGATAAACCTCTTGTCCTCTCCAAGGTTTTCATCACAAATTAACAATTATACCAGCAACGAAGAAAGGTTATTGTTTGAGGCAGAATTTACTAGAGCTTGCTGGGATAAGCCCGACCTGACGCCTGACGAAATAAATATGTATATTAATGTTTGTATGGATTACATTAATTTAAAACAAATTGAAGGGCAAAAGCTAAAATTAAACGATATGTTTAATGCCGCCGAAGAAGAAACTGATCTAACAATGAGGTTGACAGAAATACTTAAAACCAAAAGCGAAGAATATAATCAGTGCGTTAATAGAATTGATAGAGCTATTACTAAATTACAGGGAGATCGGGCAAAAAGATTACAATCTAGACAGCAAAATACTGCAAGCATGTTGTCATTGGTAAAATTATTTCAAGAAGAAGAAGAGAGAGAAATTATGATCAAAATGGCAGAAATGCAAAAAGAAATTATCAAGGATGAAGCCGACAGAATGGAAGGTATGCCTGAGTGGAAAGCTAGAGTTTTGGGTATATCAAAAGATGAAGCAATATGATGAATTCTAAAAATTTATTCTACTATAAAATCTCTAAAGTTATTAAAATTGTTGATGGAGATACCTTAGACGTTTTAGTGGATTTAGGTTTTAATATCCATATTAAAGTTAGAGTTCGGTTAAGCGGGATCAATGCCCCTGAATCAAGAACCCGTAATTTAGAAGAAAAAAAGCTCGGACTTGCAGCAAAAGCAAAGCTTGAAGAACTGTGTCAAGGAGATCTCATTCTGCAGTCTCATGGAATAGGAAAATATGGTAGGGTATTAGGAGAGATATGGAAATCTGGAGCAAGTATTAACCATATTATGGTTATTGAAGGACACGCAAAAAAATATGAATAAATGTAAAGTCTGCGGCGAATCTTTTAATACGGAGCGTAGTCTTCATGCCCATTTAAAAAAACACAACTTAACTGTTGCGGAGTATTATACGACACACTACCCAAAGCAGGATCTTTTAACTGGAGAAGATTTACCATTTAAGAATAAGCAAGATTATTTTGATAGAGATTTCCTTTCCAGAAATAGACTTATTAAGTGGTTGAGTTTACAGTCTGCTCAAGATACGCAAGTTAGAAAATATGTTATTGATAAGCTTGCATCTAGAATGAAGCGAAAAGATTTAAATCACGCCCCTTGCCATATTGAGTTGCAATTATGTCAATTGCCACCTATTGAGTTTTATAAAAAAATATTTGGAAGTTATACTGCTGCATGTAAGGAGTTAATATCTCACCAATTAAACAATATTCAGCCTTTATACAGCAAAAATATAGTTGATGGTTTTTTTGAAAATGGCGAAAAATATAAAAATGTAGAAGTTTTAATTGACACAAGAGAGCAGCAACCATTACAGTTTAAAAAATCTAGAACCTTAAAGTTGGATTTTGGAGACTATACCACTGGCGGAGATCAATACTCTTATACTTACATTGATAGAAAAAGCGAGGCGGACTTTAAGTCAACACTGTCTGTTGGATTCAATAGGTTTATTAAAGAGATTGAGCGAGCTGTAGAGTTCGATAGCTTCTTATATATTATTGTTGATTCAAGCATTAATTTAATTAAAAAAAATAATGGATTCTCTGCTCATAAAGCTAATCTTGCATATATCTGGCATAACACAAGAAAACTAATTAATAAGTATCCGAAAAATTGCCAATTTATATTCTCTGGTAGTCGAGCAGCATCCGAGTTTTTAGTTCCACGGTTATTAGTTGAAGGAAAAAGATTATGGAATTGCGATATGCAGTTTCATATAGACAAAAGAATTAGAGAAAAAAAGAAATGACTTGGGATACAGGCAAACAATTAACTCGAGAATCTTTCAAGGATATTAATGATTTAATACTCTCAAAGAAAGGTTTTTTAGAAGAAAGGGAAGCAAAATTATTATTATATAAATTCCTGAGAAATAATATTACATTCGCTGCAGACCTTCTTGCGGGAGTGAAGCTTTTTCCGTTTCAGCATATGGGTATTAAGTCTATGTTTCAAACAGATTACTTTCTTGGGGTATGGAGTCGGGGAATGTCTAAATCTTGGACAACTGGAGTATTTGCGTTTTTAGATGCTATATTGAATCAAGGGGTCCAAATAGGTATAATTTCAAAATCTTTTAGGCAATCTAAAATGATCTTTAAAAAAATCGAAGATATTGCAAATAAACCTGAGGCTGCTCTACTGGCTCAATGCATTACTAAAACTTCGAAAACTAATGATCAATGGAGCATGCATATTGGAGAAAGTCAAATCCACGCTCTTCCTTTGGGAGATGGAGAAAAACTGCGGGGATTCAGATTTCATAGAATTATTATCGATGAGTTTTTGCTGATGCCCGAAAGAATTTATAATGAGGTTATTATTCCCTTTTTGAGTGTTGTCGAAAACCCAACTCAACGAGATGATCTGTATAAGCTCGAAACAGAGCTTATAAAGCAAGGAAAGATGAAAGAGGAGGATAGGTATATCTGGCCAAACAATAAGCTTATTATGCTATCTTCTGCAAGCTACAAGTTTGAATATATGTACAAAGTATATA